TCTACAATATCTTTTACATCTGGAATAGATGATACTTATGATGAGTATGTGTTTAAGTTTATTAATGTTCATCCAAGTGCAGATAATGCTAGATTTCAATTTAACTTTTCTATAGATAGTGGCTCTAATTACAATGTTACAAAAACATCAACATCTTGGAGAGCACAGCATGGAGAAGATGATTCTAGTGGTCAAATAGAATATGATGCTGCATTAGATTTAGCACAAGGTACAGCAGATCAAGTTTTAGGAGATTCTGGATATGACAACGATCAAGCATTATCAGGAAATATTTTGTTATTTAATCCATCATCAACAACTTTTGCAAAACACTATTTAGCTACTTCTGATGGTTCAAGATGGAATGACTTACAACAACAGTATTTTATAGCTGGTTATGGTAATACAACTTCAGCAGTAGACGCAGTTCAATTTAAGTTTAATTCTGGCAACATAGACGCTGGCACAATTAAACTTTATGGAGTATCATAAAATATGTCTATTAAATACGCAAACAACAACTCCTTATCAGCAATCACTACTCAACCAAGTGGTTTAAGTAGTAGTGCTATGACTTTGTTAGCTACCGAAACTGCATCAAGTTCAGCTACAATATCTTTTACATCTGGTATTGATAGTACTTATAAAGAGTATGTTTTTAGGTTTTATGATATTCATCCAGCAACTAACGATACAGAATTACAAGTTGGTTTTAGAGACGGAAGTACAGCTTATGATGCTACAAAAACAACCACTTATTTTAATTCACTTCATTATGAAAATGATAGTGCAACAAGTTTAGCTTATGTAGCTGGACATGACCAAGCACAAGCTACTGGATTTTTAAAAATAATAACAACTGGTTTAGGTAATGATAACGATCAATCTTGTGCTGGAGAATTAATTTTATATGATCCCAGCAATACAACATTTGTTAAGCACTTTATAAGTAGAGGAACTGCTGCACACCAAGAAGATTTAACACAAGATGTTTTTGTTGCTGGTTATTGTAATGTAACAGCAGCTATTGATGGCGTTCAATTTAAAATGTCATCAGGCAACATAGATAGTGGAGTAATAAAATTATATGGCATTAGTTAAATACAACAACAATAGCATAAGTGATATAACCTCTGCTGCTTCAGTACCAAGTGGAGCTATGACACTTATTAAAACTTTAACTGCTAGTTCTAGTTCTACTTTGTCATTCGTAGATGGAAGTTCAGATGTAGTTTTAGATAGCACATATCCTATTTATGTTTTTAAATTTATTAATTTGCATCATTCAGCAGATGGTGGACAAATTTCTTTTCAAGGAAATGCTGCTGGAGGTAGTGGTTATAATGAAACTTTAACAACAACTACTTTTGAAGCCTACCATAAAGAAGATGATAGTGCTACTTCTCTTGCTTATACTACTGGAAATGATTTAGCACAATCTACAAGTTTTCAAATGTTGTTTCCAGATATGAGTAATGACAATGATGGTGGATCATCTGGAGAACTTTGGCTTTTTGGATTGTCATCAACAACCTATGTAAAACATTTTATTTTTAGAGGTGCTATGCACCATAGAGCAGATTATGCTTTTGACTTATATTGTGCTGGTTATTTTAATACGACTTCAGCTATTGATGAAATACAATTTAAACCAAATACAGGAACAATAGACGCTGGCACAATCAAACTCTACGGAATAAAGGATAGTTAATGAGCATAGTTAAATTATCAAATAATGGAGTAAAGAACGCAACTGCCCTTGGTTCTATATCAAGTTTAGGCAGTATGATATTTATTAAAAAGCTAACAGCATCATCTTCTGCAACTTTATCTTTTGTTGATGGAAGTAGTGATGTTACTTTAGACAATAGTTACAAGGAATACTTGTTTACATTTAATAATATTCATCCTGAAACAAATACTGCTAAATTTACTTTTCAAGGTAATGCTGCTGGTGGTAGTGGATATGACGAAACTATAACAAGTACATTTCATTATGCTTACCATGATGAAGCAGATAGTGAAGCAGGAGTATCTTATTATGGTGGAGGAGATCAAGCACAAGGCACAGCATTTCAAAGATTTTCTTCTGGTGGAGTTGGTAATGGTAATGATGAGTGTACTAGTGGATATTTACATCTTTTCAATCCATCAGATACGACTTTCGTTACACATTTTATTAGTCGCAACAGCACATATCAGGATAATAATAGTGTAAATGATAATTACGTAGCTGGTTACTTTAATACAACAAGTGCAATAGATGAAATACAGTTTAAATTTGATAGCGGAGACATAGACGCTGGAGATATTTGCCTTTACGGAATACTATAATAATGATACATAACAACCAAAGGAGAAAATTATGCCAAGATATCATAACATAAACGGAAACAGAGTTCAGTTTACATCTGAAGAAGAAACAGCTAGAGATGCTGAAGAAAAAGCTGTTGCAGATGCTGCTCCTGCTAGAGCTTTAGCTAATCTAAGATCTAAAAGAAATAGATTACTTGCTGAAACTGATTACTGCGCTTTATCTGATGTAACTCTTTCTGATGATATGAAAACATATCGTAAAGATTTAAGAGATTTACCAGCTGGTAAAGACACTGTTGATAAATGTAATAACGCGACATGGCCAACTAAACCATAAGGCATAAACTATTATGCTACAGAAAATTAACATACAGCCAGGATTCAATAAACAAGTTACCTCAACGGGTGGCGAGGGTCAATGGGTTAGTGGTGATTATGTTAGATTTAGATATGGATCACCTGAAAAAATAGGTGGTTGGGCACAACTTGGAGATAATACTTTAACAGGTAGAAATACAGCACTCCATCATTTTGTTAATGCGTCAGGAATTAAGTACGCAGCCATTGGTACAAACAGATTTTTATATGTATATTCAGGAGGAGCATTTTATGATATTACTCCTATTAAATCTACAACAACTTTAACTAGCGCTTTTACAACAACGCAAAGCGACGCTACAGTTACAATCACTTTTGCATCTGATCATAATATTACTAAGTATGATATTATTCGTTTAGATAATTTTTCATCCGCAACAAACTCTAATTTTGATTCCGATGATTTTGATGATACTAATTTTATGGTTACATCCGTTCCAACTTCAACAACGATTACTGTTGAAATGGGATCCGTTGAATCTGGATCAGGAGCCAGTACTTCTGGTGGAGTAAGAGTTCAACATTTTTATTCAATAGGACCTGCAGTTGAAGAATCAGCTGCTGGTTGGGGTTTAGGTTTATGGGGCGGTACTGTTGCTGGAGAAATTACAGCAACTTTAAATGGCGCATTAACTTCAGGTTCAACTAGTATAGTTTTATCCGACTCAAGTGGTATACCGGCAACAGGAACAGTTTTAATAGATAATGAAAGAATTGCATACACTTCAAACACTACAGGAACAGATACTTTATCAGGATTAACTAGAGGATCAGATAACACAACTGCTGCCTCACACTCTGATGGAGCAACAGTTTATGACGCATCGGATTATACTAAATGGGGTGCATCACAAACAGGTGACATTGTAACGGCTCCAGGACTTTGGTCCCTGGACAATTTTGGAAATAAATTAATTGCGACTATATTTGATGGTGCAACTTTTGAATGGGATTCAAATGCAACAGGTGCTACAGGAACTAGAGCAACGATTGTTGCTAACTGTCCTACTGCATCATTACAAACTTTAGTATCAACTCCAGACAGACACTTAATTGCTTTTGGAACAGAAACTACAATTGGTACAGCATCAACACAGGATGATATGTATATTAGATGGTCAGATCAAGAATCAATTAATGCTACAACTTCTTGGACACCTTCTGCAACTAATACTTCTGGTACACAAAGACTGGCTGATGGAACACGGATTGTTGCAGCGATTAGAGGTAGGGATGCAATTTATGTATGGACCGATACATCTTTATTTATTATGAGATTCGTTGGTGCGCCTTTTGTATTTTCATTTCAACAAGTGGGGACTAATTGTGGATTGATTGGAAAGAATGCAGCTGTTGAAGTAGATGGTTCTGCATACTGGATGTCAGAAAATGGTTTCTTTAGATACACAGGTAAACTAGATTCACTAGCATGTTTAGTTGAAGACTATGTTTACGATGATATTAATACA